GGTCCCTATGCGGTGAATATCCGCAATGTTGAGCAATGTCGTTGCAACGACAAGGGATTTAGGTTTCATTGTACAGAAACTTGGATTTCAAAAAACAAAAACCACAAACTATAGACCGAAGTCAAGAACGCCAAAAAAGTTAGGCGAGCGCAACATTGCGCCCGACCCCTGAGACGTCGTATTCGATGTCGAAGACGATATTCGCGAGCGTGACATTGCCCGAGATTTCGCGGTTGTGATATGCATAGAATGCCATGGGCTTGGCGTAGCGCCCGTAGTCGTGCAAGTCAGTGATAAGTCCGGTGAGATCAATGTCGAACTTGATGTTGGTTGGACCGTCTTGGTTGCTGACGGCAAAATGCCCGTAAGAGAGGCCAAAGGCCGAGTCAAAGTCCTCATCGCCGGAGAGATTTTGCGGCCAACAACCGATGACGAGAATCGTTCGCGTGGAGGGAAGAAGGACCCCCCTGACTTTGACCGATTTGATGACAACTTTGCTATATCTGGCGATATCGCCTGATAAGTCTTCGATGTCCGTCCCGATGACTTTGACGCAGAAGTTGCTGGTAGTGATGCTGACTGAGTGAGTGGTAGAAGGCATGACTGAACGATTGAATTCTTAAGCTCATTACTAGATTCGTATGGCAGCGAGCCATCGAGATTTAGTATGAGCATGATATGCGTTTCAGTCAGCAAAACACAAGGATGATCAGCAATTTGCCCGGCAAAGTCGTCGACAAAGTGAACAACAAAGTTGTTGTCACGCAAAATCTTGCCGATTTGATTTCGGTCAAACGTCCTAAAAAGTCGCGCACTCCTCGAGTCAAGCTTCAAAACGTCGCGTGCGAAACGGAATGCACAGTCAAAAGGCATGTTGTACACACGACGCTGATTTGCAACGTGCAGACATGTGGATGCAAAAAAGTCGTAATCCGTGAGCGAGACGAGACAACGAAGCGCAACATCAACATCTTCATTTGACCAACCGTCATACATGGCTAGCAAAGCACAAGAGATAATGCGTTCATCAGAGTGCGACAACGTCACGGAGCGTGACACGAAGGATTGATGCAATTCAGCAATGGTGACATTCGGATCTGCAAGTCTGGCAAAGTGACGGCAAAAAACGCGGATAGGGTCTGCAACAAAATGATCTGCCAACCAAAAACGACCCGCGTGATACGGCAAAGTATCAAATGCAACCTTGAACTTGACATTGCGCGCTAGACGTAAAGGCTCCGGGAGCAATTCAATGCGACAGTTCAGAAGAGCGTCGTCCCCCTTTTGTAAGTAGACGCACTTTGACAAATTGCGTTCACTATATCTTCCCAAAATTGAGAAGGCGGTCATAACGCAATTGGCAAGGAGAGTGAAAGGGTCACCGGATGGTAAGGACCAAGCAATCTCACCGCGAAACAAGTGAGGCTCTTGAGACTTGACACCATACCTGGAACGCATGGCAACGTAGAGGCTGATCGTTTCATCGTCAACACCGACCATAGAAAGGAACCAGGCAAAGCAGAGCACTTGGACTGCGTCGTGCGAACTATCTTGACGTGAGAGGTCGATCTGCGTGTTGCATTTCTCGAAGTCGGGTGCAAGCGAACGTAACTTCCGCGCGAGTTCATTGTCGGAGTAGCCGATGTCAAAGATGACACCTTCACGAAGAATCTTGCCAGCGCGCGCGAACGCAATCGATTGGGAAGCTGCCATACGAAGAGCGTAGCCGAGTTCATGAGAAACGATCTGTTGTCCGTAATTGACGCCTGCAGCGAAACCAGCAGCGGGTTTAACCTTGACCTGCGTCTTCAGGAAAGAAGAGAAGGTTACACTGCGACTGGTTTCACCAAAAAATTCCTCGGCACGTTGAAAAATCGCAGGAGAGCGTCGAGAAAACCAATATTTCGCAAAGTCACCTTCAAGATTGAGGGTGGCGTCTTTGGAGAGAAAGGTTCGAGAAAAGCGCTCTACCAGGATCGAAGCATTCGTTGCATCATTGATCGAAATACCAAAAGGGTGCACAGGTTCCAGATTTCGCAACGCAAAATTGCGTAAAGATTCGAACTGCGAGCTAGAAACTTGCACGTCGCCCATCTTGTATCCCTCGTAGAAATTGGACAACACGTCGGTGCGCATCACAAGCGGGCCTATCTCGCCAACCTTGCGGAGGCGGACAGGTCGACCAATCTGAAATGGTATGAGCTCACCCGCTTCCTTGGCCGTTGAGAAATTGGTTTTGGAAAATATCAATGACTGGAGTTCAGCAGCAAGAACCGGCATCACAGATGCATGACGTTCCTGAAGGTGTGTGTCACTAACAACGTTGCGCGTCATCAAGCTGTCTGAGATGTCAAGATAACCGAAAGAGGACAAGGTTGTCCTCGAACGCATCTCATCCGACATAACTTGCGGTGCGACGAGTTCATCCAGACAAAACGGTTTGATGTCGCGCGCGGCAAGTGCGCCGACGTAGGGAATGTGATCCCAGTCGCCACCACCAACAAAAGCATCCCTGAGA